GGATTTGTATTAAAATTAATTGCCATAGTTAAACTCTTTTATATTCGTTAATATTATTTATATTAAATTTCCACAATTGTTCGGACTGTTATGATCTGATCTGAGGTTGGTGCATAAGCGTCTCTTACACTAAAGAATAAGAAATCACCAGAGAACTGATCAATTGTTCTTTCAGATACAGCTTCAACAGTAATATTTTGTGTTACTGTTGTTGGTTGTATATTTCTTCCATCATTTGTTGGATCAGTTGTTAATACATCACCAACATCAATTGTAAAGTTGTTAAATACTGATAATAAGATTTGTGTATCTGTATAGTCTACAATACGATATTTTTTATACCCGTCTTTTGTAAGTAACATGTCATATTCAAGTTGTGCAGGATTAAAATTACCTGTAATCAGTACACATCCAGAACCTATATCTTCAGTAAATCTTCTATTAGAATTAAATTGTTTTAAATTTCTAATAAGACCAACTTTACGATAATCATTATTAATTTCTATGCCTTGGTTTTTGTCTCGTGATATTGATGTATAGAAAACAATAGCATTTGCATTCAGTTCATCAATTGCATTAGAACCATGGCCACCAAGTGGTGACATAATTGCTCTAGCAACTGCTCCACTAGAACCAGAATTCCCTGTAATTTCAATTTCTGTCCAGGTATATCCACGACCAGGATTAGTTATTGTAATTTCATATACTGAACCATTAACAATAGTTGCTGTCGCAGTAGCACCCTCTCCATCTCCAACAATATTAACATTAGCAGCTGCATAACCAGATCCACCGTCAACAACTTTTACAGTATATATAGCTCCGGGCACTGCTAGCAATTCTACGTTTGCTTGTAAAGTATCAACATTACCTTTGTCAAATGATGCAGATAAAACAGCCCCTGATCCATTACCTGAAGAATCTTGAACTTCAATATTTGCAAACGTGTATCCGTATCCAGGATCTACAATTTCATATCCCACTATTTCTCCGCCTGTTCCAAGAATTGCTTCAGCAGTTGCACCATTAGACAGTGTTATTTTATGATTTTCATTTAACCCAGCACTTATAGGCACTCCAACACTATTTTCTGCATTTTGTTCTGTAGATGCTAATTGAAAATTAGTATCATCTACTTTTATAATATAATACGTATTGCCATTAGTTAATCCACTAATATCAGTTCCGCCATTGTTACTATAGACAACTTCATCTCCTGTTTCAAGAAGATGATCTTCTAAATATGTTATTGTATTTGCATTAACATCATTTAAGGCATTAAATGTTTTTTCTGGAGCTGCTACAGTAACGGAAGGAGCTGTTAAATAGCCACTTCCCGCATTAATTAATCTAATTTCTGTTAATTGACCATTTAATATAAAGGCTGAAGCTGTTGCTGCTGTTCCTCCAGCAGGAGCCGCGCCTATTGTAACAGTTGGTGTTTCTGTATATTTTCTAACATTATCAGTTACAGGAATTTGAAAAATAGAATCAATACCTGGTGTTATAACTAAACTAATAACGGCTTCAGTTTCTTTAGCATCAATTGTAATATCTGCTAATGTTCCTACATATTGTAAATTTACAGTTCCATTTAATTCACTTCCACTAGTATGTGTAGGAGCGTCAGAACCTAATGTTCCACCAGAGTCTACTTCATAATAATTATTATTATGAAATACAATATTATTTTGTGCTACTGGTGCACCAATTGCCCAATTTAATGTAACTTGTACAGGCCCATCAATAGTTGCTATTGGTTGTTCAGAATAACCATATCCTATATTAGTAATAATTATTGAATCTACTTCATTATTACTAATTGTTAATTCTAACTTGGCTCTTTCTCCAACAAATTTTAATTCAGAACTTCCTGAAGATATTGTTCCGGAATCATGAATTGGGGCACTTGATCCTAATTGTGTTCCAGATACTACACGATAATATCTTTCAACAATTCCCGAATTTTGTGTAACAACTGTAGAATTTTTAATAATAGCTCCTACAGAAACATTTAAATTAGGCTCAAACAAAGTATACGTTGAAAAAGGTTCTGATACAATGGCATTTGGAATGGTCGTATATCCTGATCCTGGATTATTAATTGTATGATTACCTTCTTGGCCTAATATTCTTAATGGATTATCTTCTTGTTGACCATCGCCTTCGAGAGATGCTACCGTTGTTGCTGGATCGTATCCACTACCACCGTTTTCTATAGAAATACTTTCAATTTCGCCTGCACTATAAAAGCTCGCCTTTAAGGCATTTGATACAGGCATATATTCTGATGATAAGAATCTATTTCTTAATGAAACAGGAATTGTATACATAAATTTCCATTTATATCCATCAGATGTTTCAAATACATCAGGCGTTGTTCCTGTTGGTTGAACAGTAGAAGGACTATTATGATTGTTCCAAATACATTTATATACGTTATACTGAGTTGTAAGGACATAGAAGTTTGAATCTTCTAGGCGTGTAGCCCCGGAGTAAGCAGGGCCGAATCCAAAACCAGTTGTTGTATCATATGCATCATCATAGTCATCATATACAGTACCTGATATCCAATCAATACGTCTTACAACATAAGAAACATCTGATGGTTTAACAAGTTTTGCGGTTAAGATATCACGTCGGACGTGTAAATCATATCTAAAATTGTCTGATGGTGCACCAGGTGCATCTTCTGTTGGGTTAGCAGGAATAAATGGTGACAAGAAATCTTGCCAAGAGTTTTCCTTACCAAACCAATGATAGTAGCGTGCTGTTCTAGACGTTACTTCCTGGTAGATAGCATCAGCAATTGTTTTCTTAAACTTTGCTTTAAATACTGAATATGAAGCCATTTAATTATCCTACTGTAATTACCCACGAAATTGCAACTGTTTCAGTTGCAGATTTATTAATGATTGGAAATGTTGTTCTACATAGCATAGTACCGGCCGTTAATTTTTGTGTTACACCTAGACCTGGGCCTGCACCTTCAATATCAATTGCTGTACCATTATTAGCATCTTGTAAAGTAGAAGCAAGCTTAAATGATGAACTAGATATTTTAATTACAAAATAAGAGCCCCCGTCAACAAGACCAGTAATAGCAGCACCGCCGCCATCAGTATATGTTACTCTATCTCCTGTTTCTAATCCATGATTAGCTAGATTATTAAATAAATCATTTCCATCATCTACATTATTATCTGAATCAAATGTAACTATTGCTGTTGATGGTAAATTAAACAATCCTGCTTCAGTTAAAGCACCTGTACCAACGCCGGCTCCAAATGAAGCATTAAATGTTACTGAACCCCCAGAAGCATTTGCACTATTAACAGCAACCCGAGATAATTCATTTTGTAATGCTGTTTGAGCTACTGCTGGTGTTGATGCATCATCTCCAATTCCCATAAATCCTATTTCTGAAGGACCAGTACTTGGAAGATGTTTAAATGTTGACTCATCATTGGCATCTAGTAATAATGGATCATAATTAGGATTAAGCTCAAATTGACTACTTACAATCCGCTTTGCAATGAATTCCTTTCCTGACGTTACGACAAGGTTAGGAACTTCTTTTTCATAGTTCACCTTACCTTCTTTATCGTATTTTTTAATTGACAAACGCCCTGTCAATTTAATACTGTCTTTTAACATGTTTACTCCTAAATTACCGTTGTTGTTATATTTGAATCAGTCACGGTGACATCTGACTCTAACATATTTCTTGAATCGCCATAAAACGTTAACATTCCTGGTGGGTTATAATTTTGCTCATTTGTAACATATTCTTCTAAATCATAAGGTTCAATTCTAATTAAACCTCCCTGATCTGTTGCATAAGTATAATCTGTTGGTATAGTAATATTTATTAAAACAAATGTAGACTTCGATACCCACTTCGCTAACTCTATGTTACCTTCAATGCCTGCCACAAAGTTATTCTGAATTTGATACTCACCAAATAATGCAGTGCCAGCTGGATGCAAATATGATTTAGCAATTGATTTATATTTTTCTAAATTTTCATCAACTGTAATTAGATATGAATATTTTTGATAATAATAACTATCTTGAATAAACATATCGTCATCAAGAAAACTATCATTCGTAGAATAATATCCTTGATATTTTGCTACAGCACCAATTTTAAATTCTATTATAGCAAAATTTGTTTGCTCATTCTCACCTATTTTTGTTTCTTCAAAAAATTGCTGTAATAGCGTTCCTGCATATGTTGTATCGCTGTATTGTGTTGAAACATAGTTAGGATTAAGTGCATACCCATATTCTTGATATTTATCAACTTGTGAATCATCAGGTAAATTAAACTGTCTAGTTAATCCTTTATCTAAAGTAAAAGTAGATCCTGATGTATCAATTTGTCTTTTAGAAGATAAAAGAAAAAAGTCATTTTCATATCCAGCTCCAAATGTCACATTAACAATTGCTAATATTCCACCGTTTTCATTTACTCTTGTTACTTTTAATAGTTGGGTAATTGTTTTACCACCAGAAATAGTAGTACCTTCGATTAAATCACCAATTTTAAAACCTTCTCCAGGTTGTACAATTCTATAACTAGATGTTGTTGGTATAATATTACCAGTAATGCCGTTAAAATTAATTGTGAAATTAGTTTCAATGTTACCAAAAAAGTTTTTATCTATGAATACTTCATAGATATTATCTTGTATATGCTTAACACGCGTAATAAACACACTAATTGCAACATTAGTACCACTAACAACAATTCGATTTCCAGGTAATGTATTTGCATCGCCCGAAGTAATGTCAATAAACAATGACATCTCTTGGTTCCAACGACCATCAGATGCCTTAAGAACAGAATTCCATGGATATGAAATGTCTGCAGTTTTATTAAATAATATTTTAAATAAAAACTTATAAGAAGACTCTGTACCTTTTGATTTAAATAAAGGTTTAATCTTTCTTAAAAATAATTTTTTATCAATAAATGGATACTCAGTCCCACCTAGTACATCAAGTTCTCTTCTAAAATATTGGACATATTCATCAAGTGTACTATCAATATCTCTTAATTTTAAAAGATCTCTACGTTCATGCTGGTCTAACCATTCATAGTATCCCTTCATGAATTCTACAAATATTGGATAGTCAGACCTTACAAATTCTGGTAATTGGTTAGATACAATACTTTTAATTTAA